CCATCATCGACGGGGAGGTCTTGTGGGAATTGCGGCTGTTCTTGATACGTTGAGGCTTCTCCTGTTTCTTGACATCGGGTGTTTGACGTCTCCGAGTTCTGCCCTTCCTGACCCTGGCTTGATCTTTGGAAGGCTTCTTGTCTTTGCTGACACCACCTGATGAAATCTGGTCTGAAGCCACAGTTACTGGCACTACGGTAGTCACCACATTCCTTGGTGGCGATTCGTCCGAGTCGGAGTCCGAGCTCCTGGGCCTCCTTGAATAATACTTGAAGGTCGTGGAGGTCGTTCCTTTCGAGGTGCTTGGGGAACAGTCGACGATTGACATATCTGGCCATCGTTCTGATTTCTTCTCGGGTTGGGATGTCGATGTAGAGTCCTTTATCACTGTACTGTTGGAGTTTATCTGCGTGTTGATCGAATGTGCGGATGATGTGTTCTGATCCGCTATTTCTCCATTTTTCGTAGGAGTTGAGTAATTCTTTGTAGTTTTGCATTGTAATTTATCGTTATTTATACGATTCCCGGTGGTAGTAACAACCAGATCACCTATACGTCCATCCAATTTATGTTCATAGTAATTTTGTATAATTACAGGCATTTGTAATGGAAAGTTGTTATCTACCTCTCTTATGCTGTTCTCAATATCATCCAGTTCTAATGGTGATATATTCAATCGGGCCATAGCTGATTCAGCAATTATTTCAACATCCTCTTGTGGCCAGCATTGTTTTAATTTCCATTCTTCATCTGATCGCAAGTTCTTAACTGAGCTCAATCCGCTAGCATCCATCACCTTTTTAGCCCATACACCAATAATTGGTGTTAAGCTATCAGTGACAGCATAACCAGCAGCTTTGTTATATGCCGCTTGTCGGATGTCTACATCTTTGTTGAAAGTTAGATGTAATTTAGGGATCGTACGAAGGATATCTTGGTAAGTATCCCAATGTGTTAATGGTCTGGGAATAATTCGTCCAAGATACGGAACTTCTTCATTAGGCCCATGTGATGCCATCTTAACTTTCAAACCTAGATCATGTGATGTACTACTGATCATATCTGCTAAGCCAGGGATATTCCTGCTTAATCCATCATCTCCAGCATAAATACCTAACTGATTCCAGGATTCGTATTTATCAAATCCAAGCTGCCTTAATGAACAATAACATATGTAAGCATTTATCATTGTATTTCCGCACGTTGTTAATGGGCTACCACTACGGGTACCCCAGCCTGTTTCATATGTTATGTTATGTTGCGTACGTCCAATCTGCTTGAATACTTTATTAAATAACGGAATAAATTCGCTATTGGCTTCTGTAGTCAGTCCACGTG